CAGGGACATTAACAATAGGAACTGTATAATCCTAATTTATGTCAGTTATTGATATTGCTAAGTCTCATTTCGAGAATTTAGGTGTTCAATCTATTGAAGTGCCTGAATGGAAAGATGAGCATGGAAACTCTACTATTATTTATTGGAATCCTATAAACCTCTCTGAAAAGAATATTCTTTTTAAGAAATCAGATAATCTATCAGATGTAAGTATTCTTGCTGATATTCTAGTTATGAAAGCACTAGATAAAAATGGTAAAAAACTTTTTAAACCAGAAGATAAAGTTGCCTTAATGTACAAAGTAGATTCAGATGTTTTATCAAGAATATCAACTGCTATGGTATCAGCCATCACTCCTGACGAAGTAAAAAAAAACTAAAAAATTCCGTAGAATTAAAAAATTTACTTATCGTTGCAGATAGATTAAAAATAACACTATCCGAACTTTTAAAAATGGAAGTTTGGGAGTATAATCATTGGCTAGGATATATGTTACTAGAACAAGAGGAACATGAATCTGAAATGAGGAAAGCAAGACACAGATAATGGCAAATTTAAAGATAAATATATTAGCACAAGATAAAACAAAAGGTGCTTTAAGATCAGTAAAAGGTGGACTTGCTTCAATTAAAAATGCTGTATTTAGTTTAAAAGGTGCTTTTGTTACACTTGGTACAGGAGTAGCTTTAAGATCAATAGGTAATGTTGCATCTAACTTTGAAGATTTAAGAGATTCTTTAACATCAGTAACAGGCGGAGTAAGACAAGGTGCGGAGGCATTTGATTTTATTACTGACTTTGCATTGAGATCACAGTTTAGTGTAGAAAATTTAACAACATCATTTATTACATTAAAAGCATCAGGTATTGAACCAACAGAAAAATTATTAAGAGTTTTCACAGATACTGCGGCTGTAACTACAGATCAATTAGGAACATTAGATGCTTTAACAAGAGTATTCTCTCGTGGTGTTCAGGGTGGATTAGGTCTTGAAGAATTAAACCAAATAGCAGATCGTGGTGTACCTATATTTAGATTACTTGAAGAAGAAATAGGTATTACTAGATTAGAAATATCTAAATTTGGACAAACAACTGAGGGTGCTAAAAAAATATTAGATGCTTTAGAAAGTTCTTTAGGAAAAACTTTCTCTGGTGCTACTCAACAAAAATTAGATAACTTATCTACATCATCTTCTAATTTAGGAATTGCATTTAGAAATAGTTTAGATGTAATTGGTCAAGCTGGTTTTAGTGGTGCTTTAACCACAATGAATAATACTTTATCAGAAACTTTAACATTATTAACTCCTGTTGCAGAAGCATTAGGAAAAGGATTAGCAGTAGTTGTTGAGGGATTAACAAAAGCATTAGATGCTTTAAATCAAGCTATCGAAATATCTTTTGACTTATATAAAGATTTGAGAGAATTTTTAGGCATACCATTACCTGACCCACCTAAAATTGATATAGATAAAGGTACATTAGAAGAAGCTACTGAAGAAATACAAAAACAAAAAAATCTTTTTGAAAAGATAGGAGAAGAATTAAAAGGAATAAACAGCAAAAGACTTAAAGACTTACAAGATAAATTTAAAAATATAGAAAAAACTATAGCAGAGGGTATCAATAGTGGTATTACAAAAATGTCTCAAACTCTTGCAAAGTCATTTGTTTTTGGAGAAAAAATACTTGTAAGTTTTAAAGAAATGGCAAGAACATTATTAGCTAGTGTATTAAGTGCATTAATAGAAATAGTAGCAAGAAAAGGTGTAGAACTTGCTATTGAAAAATTAATTACCAGAGAAAAACAAAAACAAGCGGCTTTATCAGGTGCTTCATTTTTCAGTTCTTTTTCTGGTGCATTTGGTATGAGAGCAAGTGGTGGTGCAGTTTCAAAAGGGAAACCATATATTGTTGGAGAACAAGGTGCAGAATTATTTGTGCCAAATCAATCTGGTCAAATACAACAAGCCGCTAGAGGAACAAATAGTGGACAAACTACAGTTAATTTTAATATAAACACTTTAGATGCTTCTGGTTTTGATGAACTATTAGTTAGAAACAGAGGTACTATAACAGCAATAATTAATTCAGCAGTTAATGAAAGAGGGAGTAAAAACTTAATCTAATGTCAGGTGCTTTTCCAATATCTAATGCTAAATTTGAATCTTTAGGAATAAAGTCTATTCAAAACACAATTATATCTAAATCTCAATCTGGTAAGAAACTTGCTAGACAAATAGATGGGCAGAGATTTGGATTTACTGCTAGAATTATTACAGGAAAAAGAAGTGATGTTTATGGAGAACTAATGGCATTTATAATAAAACAAAGATCAGGTAAAGAAAACTTTACGATAATCCCACCAGAAGTAGAAGATGCAAGAGGAAACGAAACAGGAACAGTTTTAGTTAATGGTGTTCACGCTGTTGGAGATACAACAATAGCTATGGACGCATTTGCTGGAAATGGTGCTGGTAGATTCAAAGCTGGAGATTTTATAAAATTTGCTTCACACAATAAAGTTTATATGGTCGTTGCAGATGTTACAAGTTCTTCAAATGCGGCTACAGTAACAATAGAACCACCTCTTACAACTGCACTAGCTGATGATTCAGTTGTAACATATGATAATGTTCCTTTTACAGTACATTTAACAAATGATATTCAAGAATTTGGTGTTGTAGGTGCTGACAAAGATGGTGCATTATTGTATCAATTTGAATTTGATGTAGAAGAATCTCTATAGTGAAAAAATATAAAATTACACACAAAATAACTGCTGATTTTATCGCTGAAGTAATTGTCAATGAAGATGAAATTGATACTGAAATTAATGATCTTAAAGAATATAAGAAACCTAATAGCAAATTTGAATATACTATGTTAAAAGGTACAGAAAGTGTAACTCAAACAAACTACGAATTATATGACGAGAAGCCTGACAACAGCAGTAAAGAACGAACTAGCAACAAATGATATTAGGCCTGTTCATCTTATTACTATTGGCTTCAGCACTCCTGTTAATATAACAGATTGCTCTTTTTCACTTACATCTTCAGTTTCAGGTTCATCAGTTACTTATTCTTCAAGTGATTTTATATTAGGTATATCTAACCATACAGAAGAAACAGATGTTACAAAATCTACAGTAAGTTTAAATTTATCAGGTGCAGATCAAACATTTATCTCAACAGTATTAAATGAAAATGTAGTCAATGATAGTGTAACAATATTTAGAGGTTTTTTAGATGATTCTAATGCTTTGATAGCTGACCCAATGATGCTTTATAAAGGAAAGATAGAAAGTTTTACTATTCAAGAAACTGATACAGCGAGTTCCGTAAATTTATCTATTGTTTCTCATTGGGCTGATTTTGAAAAAAAAAATGGAAGAAAAACAAATAATACATCACAACAAAGATTTTTTAGTGGAGATGTGGGTATGGATTTTGCATCTCAAACTGTACAAGATATTAAATGGGGTAGAGAATAATGGGTCTTCTTAGTAAAGCAATTGGAATTGTAACAAAACCTATAACAAAATTTTTAGGACTTAATCCTCTTTTATCTTTAGGAGTATCATTATTTTTATCATGGATTTTAAGACCAAAAGTTCCTGAGATAGCAGACTTTGGAACAAATGAATTTGATGATTTTGAACGTGGTATATTATTAAATAAACAATCAAATGACGCTAATATTCCTGTAGTTTATGGAGAAAGACTTATTGGTGGAACGAGAGTGTTTATGGAAACATCAGGTACAGATAATACTTATCTCTATATGGCTATAGTCATGTCAGAGGGAGAAATAAATTCTATAGAAGAAATTAGAGTTGATGACAAAGTAGTTACATTTGCATCTGCATTTTCAGATGGCACAGCAGTAGAAGTTGGAAGTGGAGATAGTAATTTTTACAAAGCTGATCCTACTGTAGAGGGTTCAAGTGCTGAAAGTTTAATTAGAGTAGAACCACACTTCGGTACAGATGGTCAATCTGCATCTAGTTTATTATCTACATTATCATCTTGGGGAAGTAATCATAGACTTAGAGGTTTATGTTATCTTGCAATTCGTTTTAAATGGAATTCAGACGCATTTACAGGAATACCAAAAGTACAAGCAAAGATAAAAGGTAAAAAAGTTGTATCTTATAATTCAAGTCTTGCGGCTCAAACTGCGGCTTTTAAAACTAATCCAGCAT